GAAGGCCAGCGGCAAGAACGGTAAGGGAGAAGCCTTCACCCAGAAGCCTGCCCTGTTCGATGCCAAGGGCAAGCCACTGCCAGAAGGTGTGAAGATTGGTAGCGGTTCAATCGCCAAGGTATCCTTTGAGGTTGTCCCCTTCTTCACCGCACTGGTTGGTGCTGGCGTAAGCCTCCGCCTGAAAGCTGTGCAGGTAATCAACCTGAAGGAATACAGCGGTTCAAGCAACGGTTCATCCTACGGCTTCGAGGAAGAAGAGGGTGACGAGATTGAAGGCAGCGACTCTTCCGAGTTCGGTGATGAATCAGCAGGAGCAGAAGATGCCCCGACTGACGACAACCCGGACTTCTAAAAAGGGTTTGGCTGAAGGTTATCGCAGCGGTCTTGAAGAAACACTGGGACTCCAACTCGAAAGGGCTGGGGTCCCTTTTGCTTTTGAGAAGCTGAAAATAATCTACACCAAACCTGAGACCAAACACAAATACACCCCGGACTTTGAACTCCCCAATGGAATCATCATTGAATCCAAGGGCCGCTTCGTTACGGCTGACAGGCAGAAACACCTGATGGTCAAGAAGCAATGCCCTGAGTACGACATCCGATTTGTATTCTCCAACTCCCGCCAGAAAATCAGCAAGGGTTCCAAGACTTCATACGCCGACTGGTGTGAGAAGCACGGGTTCCAATACGCCGACAAGGTAATCCCTCAGGCGTGGCTGGACGAGGCCAAAGGAAAGTAACATGGCAACATTCACAAAAAGAAAATCAACAGACTGGCTGGTGGTACACTGTGCCGCAACCCGCCCGAGCCAAGACATTGGTGCCAAGGAAATCTTCGGATGGCACCGCAAGCAAGGCTTCATTGCGATTGGTTATCACTACGTAATCCGCCGCGATGGTACCCTTGAGACTGGACGACCAGACGATGTAGTAGGTGCCCACGCTGTAGGTGCAAACCACAACGGCATTGGTATCTGCTTGGTAGGTGGTGTGGACGAGAAGCTACAACCAGAAGACAACTTCACCCCCTCCCAGTTTATCACACTGAAAGAACTCCTGTCAACACTGAAGGCGAAGTACCCCACCGCCAAGGTAATCGGCCACCGCGATGTACCCGGTACTAAGAAGGCGTGCCCCTCGTTTGACGCGAAGGCTTGGGCCAAGATGAATCAACTGTAACGAGAACCCCAACGGCTTAGGCCCGAGGGGTTTTTTTTCATGGTGAGGTATGACACTTGGTGAAAGAAACTTTAACTAAGGACTCAAAATGGAACACGAAGAAAGTACCCTGATTCGCAAGGGACCATGTGATGATTGCGGTTCGAGTGACGCTTGTGCGTTGTACTCCGATGGACATACCCACTGTTTCTCCTGTGGTAAAACCCGCAAGGGTGACGGTGAGGTTCAGGCCACTGGTCACAAGTACGCACGTGAAGACTTGATTACCGATGGTCAGTACATGGCGTTGACCAAGCGCGGACTCACCGAAGAAACCTGCCGCAAGTGGGGTTACACGGTTGGTAAGTGGAGCGATGGGCAGTGGGTGCAGGTTGCGAACTACTGCAACGAGGAAGGACAGGTTGTGTCCCAGAAGATTCGGTTCCCTAACAAGGATTTCCGAATGATTGGTGACAAGAAAGCCTACTCGTTCTTCGGCGCACACCTCTGGAATGGTGGCAAGAAGATTGTCATTACCGAGGGTGAGATTGATGCCATGTCGGTGTCCCAAGTTCAGGACCACAAATGGCCCGTGGTCTCCGTACCGAACGGTGCCGATGCTGCCAAGAAAAAGATTGCAGCCAAGTTGCAGTACTTCGACAAGTTTGAAGAAATCATCCTGATGTTCGACATGGATGAACCGGGCCGTGAAGCTGCTGCTGAGGTGGCCGAGTTGTTCCCACCCGGCAAGTGCAAGATTGCCACCCTGCCCATGAAGGATGCCAACGAGTGTCTGGTTGCTGGTAAGGGTGCCGAGATTGTCAAGGCCATCTGGAACGCCAAGGAGTACAGACCTGATGGTATCATCGCAGGTACAGACTTGTGGGAAGAAGTCATCAAGCCTATCAACGAGTCAACCATTGGTTACCCATGGATGAAACTGAACGCCATCACCCATGGTATCCGTGAGGGTACCCTGATTGTGCTGACCTCAGGCTCAGGCATGGGCAAGTCCGCAGTTGTCCGAGAGATTATGTACCACATCCTGATGGGTGCTGGACAGAACATCGGCATGATTATGCTTGAAGAATCCGTGAAGCGTACCGCCATGGGATTCATGGGGATGTACCTCAACAAACCAATCCACATTAACGATGAGGGTATCACCGATGAGCAAAAGAAAGAAGCCTTTGATGCAACTGTGGGAAGCGGTAAAGTCTTTCTTTACAATCACTTCGGCTCTACTGAAATCGAGAACCTACTCAATCGAATCAGATTCCTTGTCAAAGGATGCGGGTGCAAATACATTGTACTCGACCACATTTCCATCGTGGTATCTGGCATGGGAGAAGGGGACGAACGCCGCCTCATCGACAACGCGATGACTGCACTCCGTACACTGGTTGAAGAACTTGGATGTACCCTGTTCCTCATTTCCCACCTGAAGCGCCCAAGCGGTGACAGGGGACACGAGAACGGTGCCGAGACTTCTCTCTCACAACTACGTGGCTCCCACTCGATTGCCCAACTTGCCGACTTGGTGATTGGCCTTGAGCGTGACCAGCAGGGTGAGACCCCGAACGTAACAACCCTCCGTGTCCTGAAGAACCGCCATAGTGGTGAGACAGGTGTGGCGGGTTACCTGATGTATGACAAATGGAGCGGAAGGCTTGCCGAATGTGATGGCCCGGAAGATAACATCCCGGACCTACCTGACGATTTAGCCAACGACTTCGCCTAACCTTGGGGGCTTCGGCCCCTTCGCAATTCCATGGAGAAAGCGATGCAAGATAAACCCTACTGGCTGGTCTCGGACTTCGAGACTGATGGCCTACTGGACACAGTAACAAAGATTCACTGCTTGACCATCTACAAGTTTTACCCGGAGAACCTACAGTTTGAAAAGGTAGGTGACTACAACACCGATGAAGGAACCGTGCGTGACGGTATCACAATTCTATGGAACTTCGCCCACTTCGGTGGTAACGTGGTGTTCCACAACGGTATCAAGTACGACCTCCCGGTACTCAAGAAGCTACACCCTGAGTTGGCCTTCCCTGTTGAGCGTGTGGTTGACACCATGGTGATGTCCCGCCTCATCTACTCAAGCCTCGACTTGGTTGACTCCAACCTGTTGAAGCGCGGTATCCTCCCCGGTAAACTCTTCGGACAGCACAGCCTGAAGGCTTGGGGCTACCGACTGGGCGAACTGAAAGGTAACTACGCCACTGAGACTGAGGACGCATGGGCCAAGTACACCCCAGAAATGGGCACGTACTGTAGCCAAGACGTGTTGGTAACCTGCAAGTTACTCGCCAAGCTCATCGAAAAGAATTACTCCCCCACCGCCATTGCACTCGAACACCAAGCTGCACGCCTCATGGCCCAGCAGGAACGCAACGGGTTCCCCTTCAATGAACAGAAGGGTGCTGCACTGTACGTTGAACTGTTGGAGAAGCGTGAGGAACTTGAGCGCAAGCTGAAGGAAGCCTTCGGTTGTTGGACTGTGAAACTCCCTGACTTTGTACCCAAGCGAGACAACAAGAAGTTGGGCTACAAGGCTGGTGTACCAGTCCCCCGGTCAAAGGTGATACAGTTCAACCCCTCAAGTCGAGACCACATTGCCAACCGTTTGACTGCCCTGTACGGCTGGGTCCCAACTGACTTCACCCCCAGTGGTAAGCCCATGGTTGACGATGAGGTTCTGGGCAGATTGAAATACCCTGAAGCGCCCCTACTGACAGAGTACCTGCTGGTAGACAAGCGCATTGCACAACTTGCCGAGGGCAACCAAGCGTGGCTCAAGGTATCAAAACAAGGAAAGATTCATGGCTCTGTCAATCCGAACGGTGCGGTCACGGGCCGTGCTACCCACGCATATCCAAACGTGGCTCAAGTCCCATCATGCGCAGCGCCCTATGGCTCTCAATGCCGTGAGCTATTTGGTGCAGAACACGTGGGCTGGATTCAAGCAGGTATTGATGCCTCAGGCTTGGAGCTACGTTGCCTTGCTCACTTTATGGGCCGCTGGGATGATGGTGCATACGGTGAGGTAATCCTTAACGGAGACATTCACACTGAGAACCAGAAGGCTGCTGGACTACCCACACGAAACAACGCCAAGACTTTCATCTACGCTTTCCTGTATGGTGCCGGGGATGAGAAGATTGGTTCGATTGTGGGCGGTGGTAAGTCCGAAGGGGGTAAGCTCAAGCGCAAGTTCATGCAGTCCCTACCCGCTCTGGGAAGTCTGGTGGATACCGTGAAGGCCACCGCCAGAAAGCAAGGGTTCCTCAAGGGTCTCGATGGTCGCAAGCTGCACGTTCGTTCTGAACACTCAGCGTTGAATACCTTGTTGCAATCCGCAGGTGCACTCATCTGCAAGAAGTGGATTGTACGCCTCGAAGAACGCCTGATTGATTTGGGATACAAACACGGCTGGGATGGTGACTTCGCCTACCTTGCTTGGGTTCACGATGAAGTACAGGTGGCCTGCCGTACCCACGAGATTGCCGAAGTGGTTGTCCGTGAGGCACAGCTTGCCATGAAAGATACTGAAGCCTTCTTCAACTTCAGGTGTCCCTTGGATACCGAAGGGAAGATTGGTGGAAACTGGAAGGATTGTCACTGATGGAGCATGTCAACGAAATCCTGCTCAAAGCATACCGTGACGGGTTCAAGGTCCAATCGGACTTTGCCCGTACACATTCCCAAGAGGTGGCAATGCTTGCCTCTTTGGGTTACCTATCAACCCGTGAAGGGTACCAACAGTTTGGCCGCACATGGCGCATCACTGAGTTGGGCCTCCGCACTCTCGAAAAGGAAGACATCCTGTGAGTAAACGACTACGCCCAGACTACATGCGAGTCATTGGGAAAACGTACACGCTGGACTACTGCCCCACTGAAGACATGGAAGATGCCCTTGGTATCTGCACCATGGCGCACCAGAAGATTGAAATTGATGAGACCCAGACAGCCGCTGAGGAACTGGACACATTCATCCACGAAACTCTCCATGCGCTTGTCCGAGGTATGCGGGTAGACTTCCGTTCAGTTGAAGCTGAGGAAGCCGTTGTGGACAGACTAGGCGCTGGCCTTGCAGCAATCTTCACGGACAACCCCCACGTTGTGCGATACATTGCACGACTGGTAAAGGAAGCGAATGATGCCTAAGAAAAAGACAATGCTACTCGATGGTGACATCGTGTGCTACCAGCAGGCCATGCTTGCTGAAGTGGAAACCAAATGGGACGATGACCTCTGGACGTTACACGCCTTTGAGGAACCCGCTCGTGCCAAACTGGATGCCATGATTGAAAGCCTTAAAGAGAAGGTAGGTGCAACTGATGTTGTAATCGTCTTCACCGATGGTGTGAACTGGCGCAAGGATGTCCTCTCAACCTACAAGATGAACCGGGCGGATAAGCGCAAGCCCATGTTGCTGAAACCCCTCCGCGCATACTGTGAAGATAAGTACAGGACGTACACTCGCCCACGCCTTGAAGCTGATGACGTGTTGGGTATCCTGTTGACTCACCCGAAGATTATCCCCGGTGATAAAATTCTGGTGTCCATCGACAAGGACTTCAAGACAATTCCCGGTAATCATTACAACTGGAAGAACGATGAGTTCTTTACGATTGATGAAGACCAAGCCCAGTGGTGGCACTTCTACCAGACCCTCATGGGTGATGCAACGGACGGATATTCGGGTTGTCCCGGTATCGGCCCGAAGACAGCCGAGAAGGTATTGGAGCATGGTGCCACATGGGAGAACGTAGTGGGTTGCTTCAAGGCCAAGGGTCTCAATGAGAAGGCCGCACTCATCCAAGCACGTGTTGCTCGCATCTGCCATGCCAAGGACTATGACTTCGAGAAGAAGGAAGTAATCCTCTGGAATCCACCTGAAGTATGATACTAGGAAACTCCGATGAATAAAGTCCCCGCTATTTCAAAAGAGTTGGTAGAATACCTTGAAAATCTGACAGCACATTGTCAGAAAGAAACGTCCATTGTTGGCTCCCCTGCTGAGATAGGACTGGTAAACTACAACCGAGGCCGATTGCAACTGGTACAGCACCTGAGGCAATTACACGACAAACAATATCAAGGAAAGGTGATTCCCGATGTGCGGTAGCAAACCATCATCCCCACCCC